CGGCACGGAGTCCGGGTGGTATCCGAGCGTCCACCTTGCGAGGCAAGAGAGTCCAGGCAACTGGAACTCTGCCTTCTGCAAGGCCGAATCCTGGCTCACTGGCTTGATGAGCCTCTAAAACGAAAGAGCCGTGGCATGCGCCACGGCTCCCTTGAAGCTCGCCTGAATTAGCGGGCGGTTTAATTGCTGCGGCGGCTCTCGGTTGCCTGGCTACGCCGTGCCTCGCTGTTGCTAGCGGTGCTGGTGCTGCTGGTGGTCGAGGTGGCAGTCGACGACTTCTTGGCGGCCTTCTTGGCGGTCGCCTTAGTCTGGCTCTGGGCAGGGTCGGTGAAGGCCACGTCGGTGTAGCCCAGACGCTTGGCGACGTTGCGGGCGGTGCCGCACAGGGCGCTACGAGTCGGGAACAGGGTGGTGCCGTCGGCCCGACGCACAAGCTTTGTGGGGCGCACATCGGCGATGCTGACGGTGCCTTCGTAGACATCGCCGGTAGGCGAGCTGCGGGTGGTGATACGCACGTTAAGTGTGTTGCTCATGACTAAACCTTTCTGGATGGCTTCAGTGCCTTTGTGCCCCTCAGGGCTACCGACATCGACGCGAAGCCGGACTACTAGGCACATAGGCACGGTTGTGCCGCTTATAGGCACGATGATGAATTGTAAGCCATTCTTGCTTATGCCGTCAATTGTAAAAGTCGCCTTATCGATTAGATGTGTAGCGAATCAGAAACTGATCGGCTGAAAACATAAATAACGGCAGTTACTCCATGATATTGACCGACAGGGTCTGCGGAAATTGCTTGCATCGGCGCATAGATAGCTTGATGCGAGTTTTCGCCTTTTTCAAACGATCGCGAGGAAAACATGAACACATTCGTTGCATGGGCTGAGAAAACCAAGAAAGAGCTGCCTTGCTACAAGCAGGATGAGGCCACCCGCAGGGCTGGCATCGCTTACTGGGCATATCCTGACGCCTATGTCCGCAACCAATACCCCGACCTGTTCTTCACCCCATATGCAGCAGACGCAGCCTTCAAGCTGGGATATGCGAAGGGTGGGCCCAAGGCCGGAGGGGCCAAGTAATAAAGAGCTTCATCGCATGGGCTGGCGATCGGCACAGGGAGTTGCCTGTTTACAGGCAAGACGAGGGGGGTGGCGCGTACGTCCGAAACGGCATCGCGCACTGGGCGTACCCAGACGGTTACGTCAGATCTCACTACCCCGACGCCTATTTCATGTCGAGAGCGCCCGATGCGCTGTGGAAGATGTCGCCGGGGCCTCCGGTCACGCCTAAGAAGCACGTGGTTCACCACCTCACGCCACCCGACCAGGCGATAGGTCCGGACGGGTCACTCAGAAAAGAGAAGGGCGTAGAATACGAGACGGATTGACGACACCAAAAGGGCGGGAGCGGCCAAGCGCAGCTCCCGCTTTCTATTTGGCCTTGTCTATCCTTGAGTGATGGTCGTCGTCGGCAACAGAGCGCTTGCTCTTGGGCAGCATCTGCGGAACCCTCTCCCAATAACCCCATTGATCGTCATTCTGGGGGTTCTGGAACACCATACCCTTCTTCCAATACTTGTTGAGCAGCTCCTCCACTCTTTCTTTTGATAGTCCGGATTCCTTGGCTATCGCAGCCACGCTCCTCCATTGCCACTTCTGGTTGCGCGCCAAGGCGATCCAGAAATCTTGCTCCTCGTCACCTGCCTTGCATCCATGTGGGTAGACATCAGGCCACTTGGGCGGCTTGATCGCTTTGTCACTCATGTTGTAGCTCCTGAAACGAAAACCTCTAACTATAATATCAAGGATTTCGGATAAAATATAAAAGGTGGAAACATGAGATATGCAGCCAGGATGAATCGCTACGAGAGGAAGGCATATCATGCCACCAAGATGGAGCAGTGCACCCACGGGACGGGCAAGTTCATCTACGAGAACAACACCAACGCAGACCTGACCCTGCCAAAGCCGACAAGCCACGGCATTCGCGTGGTGGGCCCCCGCAAACGTTTCGAGGGGGACAGCTACTATCTAAAGTTGGTCGGGTCGCCCATGAACCTTCTGCGGCTCATAGAGGAGATCAAGACCGAGGAGAAAACGGAAAAAGTTTCGGAGAACTCACAAATGCCAGACAACAAACTTATTCTCGATCAGCCCGATACCATCACGCAGCAAGGCAAGATTGAGCACGTGGTCAACAACCAACAGCCAGTAAAGCCTTTGAACGACAGCACTTGCAACAAAAACCCAGACGTCCTCATCCTTGAGAACCCGCTGGACGGCGTGGCAATCATCAAGGGCTGATTTAACTTCTGCTCTAGCTATATAGGGTCATGACGACCCGCTGGATAAGGCAGCGGAACGGTTACAGCTGTGGACCCGTTGCCATCATGAACCTCCTGAAGTGGCTCGGTGAACCCGTCGCTTACGACAGGGATTACCCGGCGTGGAAGCGCAGGATGGGATGCGAGCGGTATGGGACGCCGCTGAAGAACTTCGTCAAGACTCTGTATAAGATACCCGACATCAAGATATCCCCAAGGAACGCCCCCAACGTCGGCACCATTGAGGATGCCCTCGTCGTGGGCAGGGCCGTGGTGATGAAGTCCGCCTACATGGACAGGGGAATCATGGTGGGCCACTACTACCTGATTACCGATCTCACGGAGAAGTCGTTCTTCTGTGTGAACCTAAACCAAAAGCATTCATGGGTTCCCAAAGCAGCCTTCCAGTTCCACTGGCTCCAACTTCACGCCAACTACTGCATGGAATGCGGAATAGCCCCATACGCATGGATCGTAAGGCCAGAGTCATGACCTAATGTTCTTGATCCACTCGGAGAACCGAGTGCCAAGCATCATGTGGCTCTTGATTTTGTTCAGCAGATAGGGCCACTGATTGGAGAACCTTGGCAGAAGATCCTTGTCGTTGACGTCCCCGAACTCTACCCACTGGTAATCGGAGTGCTCGTCCGACAACATGCAGGGAAACGGGCGGTGAACCTCTTTCAGGAAGGTGTGGAAGACGGGCTTTCCGCTGTCATCGATGTGTGATTCGAAGGCCTTGCCCCCCTCCGCACCGCACTCCTCGCGCGACTCCCTTTCCGCAGTCTGCCGGGGGGTCTCCCCGTGCACGGCGTGACCTCCGGGGATGCACCAAGTCCCGTTTCCCGAGCAATCCCCTGCCCTCTTCAGCAGAAGTATTCTCTTGCCGTCGGTGTAGAGAATTCCCGCTGCGAGGTCTTTTCGGTCGCCTTTCATCTCTTGGGACCCCTCTTCAGGGGTACGGGCTTCAACTTCTCCTCGTGCCTGTCTGGCTGGTCGCGCAGGTGGTGCATAGTGTTGATGAGCTCCCTCGATATTTCGGCTGCTGAGGTGGCGTTGCACTTGTCTGACTTCTGGATGCTTACGGTTCTTCGGTCTTTGTTGTAAAAGCCCTTGCTGAGAACGAAGCACTTGTGCTCTGGGTTCCATGTGACGCATCCGGTCCAAGTGCCGTCGTCCCAGTTTCTACTTGTCACCAGAAGGCGTATTGGCTTTTCCGTAAACACATGGCGGGTGTGGAAGTTGTGTCTTTTAAGGGCGGCGCTGACATAGCCTAGGCAAATCTTGGCGAAGGCCTCAAGCGCCTCGTCGCCCGTCGTCCTGTAGTTCACCTCAACGGAGTACCTACTGTGCTCTGCCGCCTCAACCAAGGTGTCGTCCCTGAATGCGGCCAAGGTCTTCATGTTGCCGCCCAGGACTGTTGAGAAGTACTGTCTGCATGTTTCTGCAAAGTTTTCACGGTCCATGGTGCAGGGCCGAAATCCATCCAGCTGCTGCTCAGACCGCCACTCCGATAGCTTTTTCATGGTCACCTCGCGATATATATTGCATGGGAAGCAACAAATTCACCGACTGGCTCCTTCAAAGGGAGGCCCGCAACGAGCCTAGGGAAGGCATGAAGTCGCGTTGGAGCCTGAAGTACAAGAGGTCTATAGACTGCGGAAAACCCAGAGGATTCAGCCAGAAGAACTACTGCGCTCGCCAAAGGCGTGGCGGAGCCTACAGCGAATCGACCGTGGGCACGGAGGAGGTCGATTCAAGCAGGGTCGAGAGACTCTACGCTCGGGTGAAGGACAGCGTCAGGCTTGTGAGGATGTACGACGAGGCGACCGGGCAACGGCTGCTGACCAACATTTCCACAATTGCGGAGCTCGGCTCGGGCAACGCCTACGGCCTCTATGTGAGCAGCGAGAACAAGAAGTCCATCGGCCCGGAAGTCATCAACAAGATAAAACTCATATACCCGAACGACCCCGACCTCAACAAGAAGCTCCAGCAACTACCCAAGAAGGTGATATTGCAGTACCTTCCCGACATCGATCCCAAGCGCATCATTCCATCCGACGTGATTCGCGTCGACGTCATGAGGCACGTGCGAAACTACGGGGACAGCCCTGCGGCCGTGGTGGAAATTGCAAGCACCATAGTCCACGAGGCCACCCACGTGAAGGAATTTGAGGAGACTGGCAAGACCTACGACGGCCCTGGGACTGCTGTGCAGAAGGCAGAGGCCGCATTCAAGGCATGGGTCAAACAGAACTGGCCAAAGGTTTCATCGACTTTGAATCTTCAGGGCGACTACCCTTTTCGCTGACGCCTAGGCCCTTTGCCGTGGACTTCAAAGTGAAGGTACTCGATGGTAATCCACAGGTAGTAACCTACCCATACCCACAAGCCGACACAAATATCCCACAGCCAATTTTTCATCACATCATCCTCGGGCCGAGAACGTCGCCGAACCTCACCAGCAGCCTCTCCTCCCAGTCCTTCTTCTCCTGAAGGCCCTCTGCGAGGATTGTCTGCCCATCCAGCTGAACTCCCCCATTGGGCCCAGGAGGGTTGGCGATCCTAGACCTGATTCGGCCAAGTATGATCTTCGCAAACGCCAGCGCTCCCTCTTGCATGGCTTGCGTGACCTGCCTGAAGTCGGTCTTCCTCTGGAGGTATTTCACTATCACAGGGTAGGTCCTGTAGGGGGTGGGGTAAAGCTTCACGTGCCTGTAGCCCCCGAGCCACTCCCAGCCGCCCTGCTGCCCCGAAACACGGTTGTACATGTCCTCGTACTGCTTGTAGAGCACCCAGTCGCTCATCTTGCCCCACACGGGCTGCTGCGGGTTGATGCCGCCTGCTATCGAGCCATATGCGCCGGCGCCCATGTACTCGAGGGGGATGACACCGCCGAGGTCGCTCGCAGAGAACGCGTAGTTGGCGGTCTCCTTGTAGGAAACCTCACGGATGTAGCCAACGTCGGGAGGCATCTCGTACACGCTCTGCCCCGGCGTCGTGTAGAAGCTGTAGTAGGTGAAGTATTCCATGGGGGCGTAGTCTTCGATCACCTGTAGGGCGAAGTCCACGCAGTTCTCAAGCTGCTGGTTGTCCAACTCCAAGGGGAGCACGGGGGCGCCCAGC